AAGAACACATGGACGAATAAATCTCTTTGTAATACAAGATATTACAAATTTCCAATTGAACATTGTCAAATTTTTAAAGAAAAAATAAAATATTTATTAAATAATAAAAAAATAAACATAGATATTGAGCATAGTTTTTATGAGTATGATATATTGCCAATGAATTTAATCGAAAATGACAATAAAATACATTTAAAAGGCAATTTAGCACCTGATGGTACAGAAATATTAGATTAATATGGATACTACTATTGTTACATCATTATATGATATAGGAAGAGGGTCTTGGCCCAATTTTAAACGAACATATAACGAATATTTTACATATTTTAAAAATATATTATCTTTAGATTGTAGCATGACAATTTATATAGATGAAAAAGATTTAAATGTGGTTAATCTATTAAGATCGGAAATCGACCCAGAATTTAAAAAAACAAAAATTTTAACAAATAAATTTACTGAGTTAGAAGCTTATAAAAAGTTTTATACTAGAACTAAAGATGTTATGAACAGCAAAGAATTCATAACAAAAAGACACGATTCTCATACACCGGAGATGTTATATCCAGAATACAACATTATAAATTTTAACAAAGTTAGTTTTTTGGAAAATTCTATTATAAATAACTTTTTTAATTCTGAATATTTTATATGGTTAGATGCGGGGTTTTATCACGATAGATTTCCAAAGGAAATTATGTATAAAACATATCCAGATGCAAACAAGATTAAAATATTGAATGATAATAAAGTTCATTTTTTATCATTATGTGATGATAACCATATAGAATTGTCATCATATCTTGATACCAGAGTTAGTATCACAGGATCTATGTTTGCGGGAAAATCCGAACCTTTGTTAGAATTAAAAAAAATGTGTTTTTATGTTATTGATAATTTTTTAAATAATAAAACAATAAACGACGATCAAACAGTGTATGCATATGCATACAAAGAAAATAAAAATCTTTTTAATTTAACTAAAGGAAATTGGTTCGATAATATCTATTATTATGTTTGATAATTTTTTTTATTGGTTTAAACTGTCTAAATGACGGTAGTTTTTAATACTTTAAAAATAAAAAATTTTTTATCCGTTGGTGATAATGAAATAAATATCAGTTTCCAAAAAGGAATTAACTTACTAACAGGTATTAACAATGATAATAATACCAGAAACGGTGTTGGTAAATCATCGGTCATAGAATCTATATACTGGTGTTTGTTTGGAACCACCATAAGGGATATAAAAAACGATAAAATAATTCACAACCAACAAAAAAAAGGGTGTGATGTAGTATTAACCTTTCAAGTAGCTAATAGTGATTCCACTATTAATCAATATATAATAACAAGGACACTTGGACCAAGTAAAATACAAATTTTTAAAGATGGGGTAGATGTAACACTATCTACTATACCGAACAATGATGACTATATTAAACAGATTATAGGAGCAACTCCAGAAGTCTTCAATAATGCTGTAATAATGACAGCTAATAATACTATGCCGTTCATGGCACAGAAAAAAATAGACAAAAGAAAATTTATAGAAGGTGTTTTGAATTTAAACATATTCACCGATATGTTATTAAAGGCTAGAGCGGATTATAACGACACAAAAAAAGAAAATGACATACTTTGTAATAATTTTGTAAACCTTCAAAAAAATTTAGAAACTTTTGAGAATCAAAAGTTAAACGAAGATAAGAGAAAGAAAGAAAATGTTGATAGATGGCAGTATAACATTGAAGTATGTGAAACATCAATCAAAGATTGTGAGAATAAACAATTCCCCGAACTCTCTGATATAGATAATCAAATTAATAATTTAGAAACCAATAAATTAAGCGTTTTAAAAAATTATTTAAAAACTTATAATGATACTAATTCCGAAATTATAACAAAAAAATCAACATTAACCGCCGAGGTAAATGTTCTTAAAAGAGAAAAGCAAAAAATAATAGACAAAGGTAATGTTTGCCCTTCTTGTAATAGAGAATATTGTAAAGACGATATTGAGTCAGTTAAAAACAGATTAAAAGAAATAGATACTGACATAGAAAGACAAGAAATTGAATTAGGAGAGGTTGTTTCTAAAAAAACTACATGCGAAAATAATATTAAAACAGCAGAAGAAGGTATAGAAAAAATTAATACAAAAATTAAAGATTTGAATAAATTTAAATCTTTAATTAAAGATAATGAACATGCAATTTCTAAATATAACCATGAGATTAATCAATTTAAACAATTTATTAATAATATCAACAATGAAAAATCTATAGTAGATTCAAATGTTGAAAATACAAAAAAAGAAGCAGATAAGGTTAAAGATAAATTAGAAAAAGTTAAAGAAAAATTATCTATTCTTGAGAGTGCTAAATTTGTTTTATCGGAAGAAGGGGTAAAAACATATATTGTTAAAAAACTTTTAACGCTTTTAAATCAGAAATTAAACTTTTACTTAAAAGCATTAGATGCACCATGCACATGTGAGTTCGATGAACTATTTGAGGAGAAAATCGTCAATAACGAGGGAAATGAGTGTTCATATTTTAATTTTAGTGGTGGGGAAAGAAAAAGAATTGATGTTGCGGTATTGTTCATGTTTCAAGATGTGTTAAGATTATATTCCGGTACATCATTTTCACTTAGTATGTACGATGAATTATTTGATTCCGCAATAGATGAAGCAGGTATAGAAAAAATATTAGAAATTTTGAAAAAAAGAATAGAAGATTATGATGAATCGATTTATATCGTATCTCACAATAAATCATCAATAAAAAGCAATTTTGATAATATTATATTTTTAGAAAAAAATAACGGCAAAACTCAGATACAAAGTTGATTAATTTATATGTTGTGCTATATATAATATATGGCTTTGAAATTAAAAAACGCACCAGAAAATAACACAAATAATGTCGTATACCAATATGAGCCACATCAACACGGCATTCCTAATGCACCCGCAGGAATGCCCATCGGTATGCCAAACTACACTTATGTAGGATATAAACCAATTAGAATTCCGTCCCCTGCTGCAATAGAGATGCCAGAAAGCAATTTACCAAGAGCATTAAACTATTATGCTGACTACGGTGGTTGCGGATTCTGGAGAATGATATGGCCAGAATATGTTTTAAATGGCTATCAGAAGGCTTGTATATCAGGACTCACTCAAATGATATTGGATGTTCGTTTCTATGGCTCATTAAAGGCTATTAGAATGCAAAGACAGGCTACCCCATCACAAAATGCATTCATAAAAGAATTGAATAAGGTTAAATCTCAGGCTGGATATAGACTTATCTATGAAATTGATGATATTGTATTCAAAGATGATATTCCTGATTATAATCGTTGTAAAGATGCTTTCGTTGATCCAGCTATAGTTCAAAGCATAATGGAAATTATGGGAATGATGGATGAAATTACCGTTACTTGCAAGTATATGAAAGAATATTATATTGCAAAAACCGGAAATAAAAATGTAACAGTTGTTCCTAATTATGCTCCTAAATTTTGGTTGGATCGCTTTTACGACAAAGATAAAATTGTAAAACTTTACGAACAAAACAAGAAAAGACCTCGAATATTGTATTCTGGATCTGGTACACATATCGATGTTCTTAATAGAACAGGTTTGAATGACGATTTCAAACACGTAACAGATGCTATTATTAAAGCCAGAAAAAAATTCAAGTTTGTATGGAAAGGATGTTATCCATTAGTTATGAAACCATTCATAGATAATGGCGAAATGGAATATATTGACTGGTCGCCTCTATTAGAATATCCACAAGGTCTGTATGATGCTAATTGCAATGCTGTATTTGCATCATTACAGGACAATGTTTTCAATAAATCAAAGAGCAATATTAAAATGATAGAGTCTGGTGGTCTTGGATTACCAGGAGCATTTCAAGATTTGTGTACATATGAGGATGCTGAATGTAAATTTAAATCTGGTGATGATTTAATAAATCAATTAGAACATATCACATCGGATTTTGATAGATATATGAATTTCTCTGATAAATCTAGAAAATTCGTAGAAGGAATGTGGTTAGAAGATCATATTGATGAATATCATGCAATATATTTTACACCATGGGGAAGTAAAGAAAGAAACGCAGCATCTCCAAATTTGATCAAATTGAACCCCGACCAAAAAGTATAAAACTCTTGCTTTTTATTAAAAAAGTCTTAGCATTGTAGTATGTGGCGAAACATTTACTATGATGCTAAGGATGAGTCTATTCAAATCTGGACATGGGACGAAGATGGCAACAGAACTAAAATCGTAAGCAGTTTTGAACCTTATTTGTATGTAGAATCAACTGATGGTACAGACGGTGTATCTATTTTTGGCACAAAATTAAAAAAGCTCAAATTTAAAAATCAATTTGAGAGAAGTAAATTTGTTAATGGTTCTCCTATTTATAGATTATTTCATAATTTGAATGTGGAGCAACAGTATTTGCTTGATGTATATAAGAGATCAACTAATGTACAAGATTTTAGTAAAAATAAGTTAAAAATATTTTATATTGATATTGAAACTTATGGTAAAGATGGGTTTTCAACACCAGAAGAAGCCAGAGATCCAATAAATCTTATAACAATATATGATTCACTTTCTGAAAAGTATTATACATGGGGTCTTGGTGGTTCATATATGCCAAAAAATGCAAATGAAACATATATTAAATGTTCAAATGAAGAGATTTTACTTAAAAAGTTTTTAGAATTTTGGGAGAATGATTACCCTGATGTTGTTACCGGATGGAATATATGTGGGTATGATATTCCATATATCATAAATCGGTTAGCAATAATATTTGATGATCAAGAAGCTAAAAGATTATCACCAGTATCCAAGTTGAGATTTATCGAAAATGCATCGGTTAATAAATTAGGTAGAAGTATGGATCGGTGGCATATTTGCGGTGTCAGTATTTTAGATTACATGGAAGTATATAAAACATTCTCGTTAGGAGATAGAGAATCGTATAGTTTGAATTATATCGCAGAATATGAATTAGAAGATTCCAAAATAGCTTATATTGCATCATCTTTGGCAGATCTAGCAGATCAAGATTGGGACACTTTTGTAGATTATAATATTCAAGACGTAAAGTTGTTAATTAAACTGGAAGATAAATTAAAGTTTTTAAAATTGATAAGAAATTTGTCATATAGAGGATTTATACCTTTTGAAAAGGCAATGGGGAAGGTATCTTTGATTACTGGTGCGGTTGCACACCAAGCACAGATACAATCTGTTGTTATTCCTACTTTCAATAAAGAGAATGTCAAACAAAAATTTGCTGGTGGGTTCGTAATGGAACCAAAACCTGGACTTTACGAAGATGTTGTAACATATGATGCGAACAGTCTATATCCAAATACAATTATTACTTTGAATATTTCACCAGAGACTAAAATTGCAAAAGTAGTCAAAGTAGAGGATGATAAATATCACTTAAAATTAGCAAATAATAAAAATGTTGTGTTAGAGCATGATAAATTTCAAAAATTAATACAGAAAGAGAAACTTTCTATATCGGAAGCTAACGTTTTATATACACAAAAAAACAAAGGTATCGTGCCGATGTTAATTGATGGGTTATATCAAGAGAGAGTTGAAGCAAAGAAAAAAACATTTGAAGCATCTAAAAAATTAGAATCTGTTACTGATAAATTGGAAATTGTTAAAATAAAAGAAGAGATTAACGACAATGAAACTTTATCGAATGTGTATAAGGTTATTCTGAATTCTATTTACGGGGTATTTTCACAAATATATTCTCCTTTGTTTGATATAGATCATGCCGAAAGCGTTACGCTATCTGGACAAGCTGTTGTTAAGATG